CGGACCACGCCATTAGAGAACTCGCTCACCCCAGTATCGCTAGTCCAATCGTCCGTGGGGCCTTCATAGAAGTCCACGGCAACCTGAACGCCATCAACACTAGTAAACAACGCGCCACCCTCACGGCACTTCACCACGCGAGTCAACGCAACCTGCTTACCAGCAAACTTATATGTTACAGCTACGCCGGGCGGCGCAAAAATATCAGACACATACGCCACGCCACCATTAGTGTTCTCAAACACAACACGGCCATCAGCCGTCTCCAGCTTCCCACGCCCCTCAACCTTAAAACAAGGCAGGCCAGTCACACTATTAACCCAACCAGACAACACAGCCATAAACACTCACTCTCCCTTCCACTACTATCAAACAACACAAGGGCACCATGCTAGGCGCACACCCACAAGCATACCACAAGTAGACATGCGCCTAGCATACAAGGCCGGTTAGCCGTAGACGGCCTCAAAGCCAGCCTCAACGCGACTATCAGCCACATCAGACACGTAAGCCGGGAAACTCTCACCATCAACAGTCAAATTAATCTTCGCACCATTCAAAGACGAAGGATCAATCTTAGCCTGAACAGTCAGATTCTCCTTAAACTCAGCGTTAACACCACGGAACGACCGGACATTAGCAGCCTTAGCTTCCAACGCTTCCACAGAATCCTGAGCGATATTCTCAGCCGCCAGAACAGCCTGCTTACCCTCACGCTCAATACCCTGAGCGAACCCCTCGGAGAACGAATAGCCGAAACGGCGAGTCTTCTTAGAAGGCGAGTTAATATCCAAAACGTGTTGCATGATCGACAGCGCCGCGTTAGCGACATTCTGAGCAGCAGAAGTAACCTTCCCCTGATTGCCATAAATGCCATCAGAGAACCCAGACGCGAACGAAGTACCAGCGCCATACGTGGACACGCTATTCAAACCAGACACACCACTATTAGCAGCAGACTGACCAGCCAAATACACGTCATGGCTACGGTCCGTACCGGCAATGAAACTGTTAATAGACGCAACACCAGCGTTATTCCACTGAGGCTTCACCGCTTGTAGCCCGTTAACGCCCTGACCAGTCACAATACCAGCCGCGTTACGAACAGCATCCATACCGCTAGACACGCCGTTAGCAAACCCGATAGCCGACTCAGAACCAGCACCCTGGAAAGCCCCAACGCGAGTATTGCCCTCCTTCTGCCACTGGCCGATAATGTTACCAGTCAAAGGATCAATCGCATCCGGGATAGAATACACAGCCCCATCACGGAACTGGAGCATAATCTTCCCGCCCTCATCTCGCATCGTAATACCAAGATCAGACAAAGCAGACTGCAACTGATCCGACGTAGTAGCCTTCAACACCTCAGAAGCGTCCACGCCCTCCTGAGAAAGAACGTTAGACAGTGAGCCGCGCAGCCCCTCAAAGTTACGCTGAATCTCATCCCGCGTCCCAGACGCGCCCTGAGCGTTAATCTCCCTCAAACGATCCATACCAGACTGAGCCTCAGCAGCCAAAGTATCATTAGCCTTCTTCAACTCATCCCTAGCAGCCTCACCGCCCTCACGGTACTTATCTGCAAGCTGCTGAGCATAATTAGCACCAAACTCAGTATGCTGCAAAGTCTCAATAGCCTTAGTATCAAAACCAGCCTTCATAAGAGTATGTAGGTTGTTAGCGAAGTCAGCCTGAGCCTTCTGCTGCTCCCGCAACTTCTCCAAGTAATCGTCAACACTCTTAACAGCCTCACCAGAAGCATCACGAGAAGCCTTACCCACATTAGAGAAAGCATCACTAGTCTTAGCCAGAACGTCAACACCCTGAGAAGCCTGACTAAACGTCAACCCCCAACGAGACGCAGACTTATCCAACAAGCCATTCAACGCACCCAGAGTACGGTTACGCGCCTCCAAAGCATCCACGTTATCGCGAGCAATACTAGCCGTACCAGCCATTGCAATGTTCAACAAGGACGCTTGGTCAGTAGACTTACCCATCTGAGCAGCATACAACTCCAACTCGCTACGCAACGCGGGACTATCCTGCAACATGCGAGACAACGCATCTCGAATACCGTCAGCCGGAACGCCAGCAGCACGCCAAGAATCAGCCAAAGCCTTCATATTCTTGATAGCAGCAGGCCCATCCTTCTGAGCAAGCTCGTTCAGACTGTTAGCAAAGTCGCGAGTCTTATCCGCAAGGTGAGAAACCTCAGCAGAAGCAGCACTACCATGCTTATCAATCCAACCAAAAATACCAGACTGACTACCACCGTTCTTAGAATACTGCTCCAAGGACGCTTGAACAGAGTTAATCTTACCCTTCATCGCTGTAGGCAGTGATGCTAGGTTAGTCAAGTCCCAGAAGCCGCCGCCCTGATACATCGGGCCAGTAGACAGCTTAGTAGCCTCCTCCTGAATCTTACGGAAATCAGTAGACATGTTATAAGCAGCAACATGAACCTTCTCCTGAGCCTGACTCAAAGTGTTCGCAATACGCTCAGTCTGCTTACCCACATTCTCGCCAAAACGCTGACTATCACGCTCCAACAAGACAAACGCGGCAGTCACCGCGCCCAACGCGACCGTAATAGGCGTAGCCAAGCCCGCGAGCGCAGTCAAACCACCACCCACCTTAGACAAGCCCTTACCGGCCAAACCAGCAGCCCCGCCCATCTTAGACATGTTATCGCCAGTGAGAGAAGCCCAACGAGCAAAATCAGACAAGCGCACGCCAGCCTTATCAACCACGCCTAGTAGCGCGGTAACAGGCCCGCTAACAGCCTTCCAGCCCTTAAACGCAAGGAACCCGCCAACCATAAGTTCAGCAGCAAAAGGAACCTTCGTAAACGCCTCAACCACGCGAAGCCCGGCCTCAGCAAGACGAGTCAACAGGGGGGCAACCTTCTCAATAGAATCAGCCATACGCTTACCCAAAGACAAAGCAACCCTAGACAACAACGGCTCCAACTTCACAACCGCCGTAGACAACGCCCCAAGCGTGGAAGCAATAACCGGCCCGAAGCCGCGAGCAAACGAACCAGCCACACGCAACAAGGAACCCAAGCCGTCACCCAAACGCGGCCAAACCTTATCCAAACTACGCACGCCAACAGCAAGATCGGCAAAGAACTGCCTCAAGCCAGTCTGGAAAGCCGTAGACGACAAGGACTTAAACAAGCCGCCAGTTAAACCCCCGGCAGCAGCACCCATGTCCCCGGCAGCAACCTTGAAAGTCTCGCTAGTGTTACGCCAGAAAGCGTTCCACTCGCCACCAACTGATGTCTTAAACTTACCCCAAGCCAAACGAGCACCATCCAACACGTTCTTAAACCCGGCAATAAACCCCTGAGTGCGAACAATGTCAGCAGCGTGCTTTAAGCCGCCAGCCAAAGCATCAACCGTAGCGCCCCCGGCCTCACGAGCAACAGCCGTCAAACCAGAGAACAACCGGCCAGTCTGATACAAAACCTTCCCAAGCGCTTGAAACTCTCGCATACCATTATCAAGAATCTCCTGAAGCTTCCCAGTACGCTCAGCCTCAGTAAGCCAATCAGCCCACCTGTCAGTAGCCCGGCCAAGCCAGCCCAACAAATCCTCAAAAGCGTTAGTGCCCACA